GACGATTCGTAAGAATCAACATACAGTTTTCGGGGTTCGCAACGCATTGAAGCGCGTTTGCGACACCTGGTATGAAAAATCCATTTCTCCACTGACCACATGGGATTCAGTAGAGGAACAGGTGTTGCAACAAATTGCCGGTGATAACCTTCCTATCAATCTAACTAAAGCTAGTATTGAAGATTCGATCACCCTCTGGTCCTCCAAGTACGCGGAATACCAGAAAAAGGTTGCAAAGTACGTGAGTGTCAGACAGCTTTGGGAGCTGCAGCCCTCTGAATCACGTGGCGATGCGCCGAAAAGACCTGGAGATGTGCCCTCTCCCCAGGCCCGCTTGTCGACAGCAAGTGGTAATGCAATGCAGATTGTAGACGCCTTTCTGTACTGGCACCAACTCCCCCACCATCTAGAGTCCCCTCCCCGTGCTACCAAACATGGACTTAATCAAGTAGCCCTCTCTATGGTGACATCCGATACCTTGGCATATTCCGTTCCTCAAGGCTTTCCCAGCACACGCTTACCAAAGTTGCTCGTTGAGACCCTTCGATGGAATGAGAAGTTGCCGGATGTTCGATCCCTATCCCTCCTCCATAACCTCTTCGTGATGTATGTTTCCTTCTTTGCCCTGTATATTACAGGCAATTCAGAGAAATATATAAAACTAAAGACAGCTCATATGGAGGGCCGATCTAAATTCCAGACAGAGTTTGCCTCTGTCTCGGAGCCCTTCCGAGAACGCCAGATCCATTGCAAAGCATGGTTTGGTGGCGTAATTGGTTGGGAGCTCGGAAAATGGGTTTGCCAGGATATGTCGAGGTGTGAATCTTTTGTAAAGAACATGAAACGTTGTGCAGCACTGGCCTCCGACGACATGCTTCTCCTCGAGGCCGAGAAGAGTTTTAAGATCCTCACTACCCCACAAGTACACAAGCCGTTCATTGTCCCCTCAGGTCCTTTTAAGGGCATGCTTTATGACATTGAATCAGCTGTGACCGCAGTTCGTCGGACCGTTAGAGAAAAGTTCACCGGAAAGGTTTTCTCCACTATGCGGCCGTACTCCAATCCCTCCTCAAGTGGACACTTTGATGGGGGACTGTGTTCACACCCCCGTGCATATGGTGGCGCACGGGGTTTCCTCTCCCGCTTCCAAATCCATGAGGAGGAGGCGCTTCTCGCCCTTGCAGATAAGTTCCCAGTCGCCGATGATTATCTGCTCGGTGTGCGAGAGTCCAAAGAAAAGGAGAAGCCCACCACCTGGACCCGCGCTCGGATCCTTGATCATGTTTATAGGCACACGGACATCGGTTTGAAACTTCGGGACTTCTTTGATGTTCCTGAGGAGTCTATCCATCTCCGGCGTCTAACTCACTGGTATGATGACGGGATTCGTCGATTGCAGTCACTCAATTCCCTTCTCCAGACTCGCCTGTCTGATGGTGAGGACCTCCTCCCGGCTAAGATTGTAACATTGGCGGAGCCCAACAAGATCCGTACCGTGACTTGTGGTCCCACTGGTGATTACTGGTGGGCCTCCCAGTTACAGGGCTGGATGCACGACATTCTTCGTAAGGATAAGACATTTACCCTCATTGGTGGTACTCATGAGGGCTCCCCTATCACCCTTAAGAACCTATCGGACCGATTCCCGGTTCCTCTCCGCTCGGACCAGTTCTATGTCTCCGGAGATTACCAAGCTGCAACTAATCTTATCTCCTCCCAGCTCTCGGAGGCAGTCGCAGATGAGATTTCCCGTACATGTAATCTTCCTGACCACCTCTCGGATCTCCTTCTCCGCTCTCTCACCCGGCACAATCTTGAGACTGGTGAACTTTCGGGTCCTCAGAAGAACGGACAATTGATGGGTTCACCCACTTCCTTCCCTGTTTTGTGTCTCATCAACGCTGCCCTGACTCGAGAGTCTCAAGAACTGTCCGGCGATATCCCACAGGGCACTGTCCTCGATGACTTTCCCATCCTCATCAATGGTGATGATGTGGCCTTCCCCACTACAACCCCAGGTTATGAAATGTGGAAGCTTGTGACCGCTTGCGGTGGCCTGCATCCAAGTATTGGGAAGAACTTCACAAGTAGGAAATTCTTGGTTATGAACTCCACACTGTTCGAGACGGGCATCGCTAGTTCTTCTTGTCCCTGCGGTACCTGTGGGGGCGCGATGTGTTCAGGGAGACTCCTACCATACCCCCTCATCCAATCCTTTACTACCCGGCACTGGTATAATATGGATTATCTTGGTCCCTGTGGCGACGCATTCCGCCGGACTGTTCCGTGGAGAGGAATCCGTGAAGAAGGTGAGTTGAGGGGTAAGAGGATATCCGACCTCGCCAGCCACTTCCGTCTCTTAAATAAGAAGTCTCGCCACCATGATACCCTCGTGACCCTAGAGGATCTCTTCATGGAAGAAAACTACCAGATTCTCCCTGAACTACAAAAGAAGTGGTTGGGTGACTCGGAAGGAGAAGTTCGTCACCGGATGAATGAGAAGTTCTTGAGCTCCTGGAGAGATGTTCTCAATTTGACAAATAACCACAGGCCTAACCCCCACTCCTCCAACCTCCGAGGGCAGGTTCCCTTTGCGATTGACTGGTTCTTACCGATCTCCCTTGGTGGGCTCGGACTTGAGAATACGTTATCGGGCCCACGCTCCGGTGTCCGAGCCTCCTCCTTGTTATCTCGAAAACTCGCAAAGTTCCTCCTGGAGCACCCAGAGGAAGTCCTCCCCACGATGCCCTCTCTTGGTACGTCCCCGAAGTTTGCAATTGAGATCGCTCGCAGGACCCGATCCTTGATTCAGGGCTTGTCAGATGAGACGGATTACATACCTCGTTCACAGGATGTCCCTTCGGGGTATATTTCCGGAGCGCAGCTCATGTCAATGGTCTCACAGCAGGTCATGTTCTCTGCCCATGGGAACACCTCTCTTGGGCAGGGCGTATTTCGAGAGGGAGGGGATTTTACCAATCATGTTGATCGTACGGTGGCACTTAATTTGGAATTAGAGAGGACCTTCCGTTCTCGTGCCAAGTACTTTATTGGTTCATATCGGCGCCGTATTGAGAAGATGATCCCGATCACAGACCTGGAACTTTCCTGGTATCGTCCCATCCAACCAATCTATGCCGTCCAACCGGCACAGAACTTGGAAGTCTTTGTTGGTGCGCCTGAGGCAGCGCAGTTCCCGAGGGTCCTTCAGTCCCACTTCGAGCGTGCATACTCGGAGTCCCGGACCCTCCCCTCCGGACGGATATTCCCTGTGAATATTCGCCTCCATCCGGAAATTGTTCGGGAAATACGGTCCATTGACCCGAACCCACCGAGCATCCTCCCCTTTTCTTGGCCCCAGTATGAACCCACCTCTGTCGAAGAGTGGAAGATTCATGCTCTTCATCGGTATAGGATACACCGGGAAGCGAAAGAAGAAGAAGAGAGAAAGATCGGTGAACTTGCCCGTTCCAGTGGTAAAGATCTCTTCGGAGATTCCGATTTCGACAGTGGCTTACGTCAAATCCAGTTCCTCTAAAATGTCCATGTTTATGGTCCAGAGAAGAAGAAGGAAAACTTGTCAACCCGTGTTAACGTTATCCAACCTAGTAGAAATCTAGTAAAAACCCTTACCAGCTCAACAACCCTTGTGGTTGGAGCGTATAGAGAAACAGCGTTTCCC